AGTTCGTAGCATTTCACCACAGAAGACCGTGCTTGCTACTGCCAAGGTTGATAATTCTTTTGAAAAGGAATTTGCAATCTATGATCTATCACGTTTTCTATCCGCAATTTCTCTATTTGATAAGCCAGAAGTAAATTTACATAGTGATCATCTTACTATTTCTTCTGGTAAGACAAAGTTGAAGTATGTGTATGCTGATCCAGCAACGATCATGTCTGCTCCTACTGCTGATTTACCTTTCCCAAATTCAGAAGTTTCGTTTACTCTAACTGCTTCTGATCTTGCTTCTGTTCTTCGTGGTGGTGCTGTTCTACAGATGCCAGAAATTGTTGTTACTGGTGATGGCACTGATATCATTCTATCTGCTACAAATACAAAGAATCCAACAGTTGATGATTTCAACATTGCTGTAGGTAGCACAGATAAGATTTTCAAGGCAGTCTTCCGCTGTGAAAATCTAAAACTAATTCCGCAAGATTATACGGTCTCTATTTCTTCAAAGCGTATTTCAAAGTTTGAAGGTAAGGACCTTACATACTTTATTGCTCTTGAAAAGGAATCATCTTTCTCATAAGATGAGAATGCGGAGTTCGTATAGTGGCAATACCTTAGATTTCCAATCTAAAGCGAGGAGTTCGATTCTCCTACTCCGCTCCAATTTGATTATATTTTCTTTTTGGTCGCAATCTATAAAATTTTGGATATTGGGTGTGTCAACACCGTGACAGACACTACTATTTATATATATGATAATCTGAGGAGTTTATATTATGATTGAGAAAAATGTGAAACATTTCCTGTGGACAGAATCCTATCGTCCTAAAACTATTAAAGACACTATTCTTCCTGATGATCTAAAAAAGACTTTTCAAAAGTTTGTTGATCAGAAGAATGTACCTAATCTACTTCTAACAGGCACTTCTGGTGTTGGCAAGACTACAGTTGCCAAGGCTATGCTTGACGAACTTGATTGTGATTATATCGTAATCAACGGTTCACTAGAAGGCAGAAACATTGATACGGTAAGAACAGATATTCTACAGTTTGCTTCGAGCGTTTCTTTCAAGGGCACTCGCAAGTATGTCATTATTGACGAAGCAGATTATATGAATGCTAATACTGTTCAGCCTTCTCTCCGTAACTTCATCGAAGAATTTAGCAGCAATTGTGGATTCATTCTGACTTGTAACTACAAGAATAGAATTATTGCTCCTATCCATTCTCGCTGTTCTGTGGTGGAGTTTAAGATCAGCAAGAAAGATAAAGCAAATCTTGCTGTTCAATTTCTAAAGCGTGTCGAAGACATTCTTGCTAAAGAAAAGATTGGATACGAAAAGAGTGTCCTTGTAGAACTTATCACAAAGTACTTCCCAGACTGGCGCAGAGTGTTGAATGAACTTCAACGCCACTCTGCTTCTGGTAAGATTGATTCAACTATCTTTATCAATCTAAAAGAAGATTCTTACAAAGAACTTGTTGGCTTTGTTAAGAATAAAAAGTATGATGATATGCGTAAGTGGGTGGCAGATAATTCTGACAGTGACCCCACCATGATGTATCGTTACTTTTATGACACAGCACACGATTATATGAAGTTGGAGTATATTCCTCTGCTGGTCATGACCATCGCTCGGTATCAATATCAGTCTGCTTTTGTTGCTGATCAAGAGATCAACTTCATGGCATTTCTGTCTGAGATTATGACAGAATGTCGGGAAGGGTTCAAGTGACCAACGATAAACTCAGTCCATTTGACTTCGTTAAGAGCATTTCACACACAAAAGTCAATCTAATCCGAGATGTTGATCATGGTGATCTAAACGAGAAGGAATATGTACCCTTCATCGTCAACAAGGCCTTGTCTGCTTTTCCCGATACCATACTATATGCTAACGCTGTTAATATGAATTGGGAGTTGGATAAACTGCTTCAATATGAGTATTTGCTAAATATAGTAAGAAAAAACAAGAGGTACTCTACTTGGAATAAGAAAACCAAGAATGATGATATTGAACTTATTATGAAAACATATGGATTTTCACATAATAAGGCGAAAATAGCATTGTCTTTGTTATCTAAAGAGCAAATTAATTCATTAAATAAAAAGCAAGAACAAGGTGGATTGAAAAAATGAAATTATCAGTAGACTCATTAGTGGAGATAAGACTAAAGCAGCCAGACGATTTCTTAAAGGTTAAAGAAACATTAACCAGAATCGGTATTGCTTCAAAGAAAGACAACACTCTTTATCAGTCATGTCATATTCTACACAAGCAAAAAAGATACTATATTGTACACTTTAAGGAACTGTTTGCTTTAGACGGTAAGCCCACAGACTTCTCTGATATTGATGAAGGTCGTAGAAACACCATAGTAAATCTCCTTGTCGAATGGGGTCTTGCTGAAATTGTAGACGAAGAAAAGACAAAGAGTCCAACAACACCACTCAATCAGATTAAGGTTATTTCGTTCAAGGATAAGAACGAATGGAAACTTGTAAGTAAGTATTCTATTGGTAAGAAAGTTTAAACCTTATTAATTTATAATGAAAGTGTTATTATTATGTCTGATTATGATAATGAATGTGGTATTGTAAATTTAAAGATTGATGATATTGGTCCATGGAAGTGGGTGAAGCAAGACAACGGCTTGTGGAACATCATATCTTACGAATGGCAGCACCTAAAGCAGATGTGGGGCAAGCACGTTAAGAGATATGATGTGTGTGTCCAAGCAGGTGGTGCTTGTGGAATGTATCCTAGACTGCTATCGTATACATTCAAGCGAGTATATACGTTTGAACCAAATCCACTCAGTTTTCACTGTCTGGTAAACAACTGCCAAACTAATAATGTAATCAAGACTAATATGGGTCTTGGTGCTGAACCTGGCACAGCAAGATTAAAGACTAATGGTCTTAGTAATCCTGGAGAAGCAAGAATCAATGCTGCTGGAGATACTACAATTAATATTACTACGATTGACAGTCTTGGTCTTGATTGTTGTGATTTCATACAACTTGACGTTGAGACTTACGAACTGGAAGCACTCAAGGGCGCAAAAGAAACGATCAAAAAATATAAGCCAGTAATTTCAGTAGAAAATGGTAACGATGATATTCTAGCATTTCTAAACACTCTTGCTCCATATAAGCATGTTGATCAATTTCGTATAGGATCTGATCGTTCCGACGATGTTTATAAGGTAATCTAAATGTCTGAACAATATTGGGATGAGAGATTTGGTGTTATGGCAAAGCCAAAAGAGATAGTGTTCATATGGGAATGGGATGTAGTAGGTGATGGATTACTTGTCGTTCGTATACCTAAAAACGTTTCTTGGTTCAAAAGATTGAGAACAAAAATAATGTTAGGTAGTAGTTGGAAAAGACTTAAAAAACTCTCTTGACAATCTAAAAAATAAAATATATATTAGTATCATCTCTATGCCTCATGGGTAGAGATGTATTATAACCTCGCTTAATAAGGAGAAACTTATGCGTACACTACTTGATACTTTTCCTGGATTTGATCGCCTTTTCATCGGCGGAGACCAACTGCTAAAGCAATTAGAACAAATTTCTAATACTGCTACCAAAGCAATTACAAACTATCCTCCATACAACGTCAAGAAGGTAGATGACAACAAATATGTCATTGAAATGGCTGTTGCTGGATTCACTCGGCAAGATGTTGAACTTGAAATGATTGACGGTAAGTTAATCATCAAGGGTAAGATGGAAACTGTTGACGATCTTACCAAGGACGGCACCGAACAAACTTATCTCTATAAGGGTATTTCTGACCGCGCATTCACCCGTCAGTTTGCCTTAGCCGATACTGTTGAAGTAAAGAATGCTGAACTTCTTAATGGTATGCTCAAGGTCTGGCTAGAAGCCATTATTCCTGAACATAAGAAGCCTAAGAAGATAAAATTAAATGATGGAGAGACTAAGAAAAATTCTTCTAAGAAAGAATTTATAACAGAGTAATGAAAAAGGGGGGAGTTAACTCCCCCCGATTTCTTATAGCCAGCCAGCGTACTGGTGAGTATGCTTGATACGATCTTCTAGACCAATTGTACCACCGTTTACTTTCTTTGTGACAGCAGTAATGGTAGCATCATCTGTACCCTTGTCACATAGTTCCCAAATACGATTCTTTTCAAAGAACCACATGGCAGATTCAAAAGCAAGTTCACTTGCTACTAGGTCTGGATTGGTCATAATGTCTGGGCGCTTGCAGTAGTCAGAGAAGGCTTTGTAATTGTCTTTGCCAGTCAACTGTAGTGCGCCACGACCACGATACTTCCAGCCGTCTCCGGATGCTTCTGGCCCGTTGCCCATACGAGAAGCATAAACTTTATTAGCAATCTTTTCTGGCTTACGGGCATATGCCTCAGCAGCCTTTAGATCAGGGAAATACTTCTTGAAAATCTTGGTTAGACCTTCAGCAGAATAGTTTAGATTCTCTGAGAAAGTTTTGAAGTTACCAGACTCGTGGGCAGTCTGAGCGAAGAAGTGAGCAGCACGATTCTTTGATAGTTTATAGAAAGCAGTAGCAGCCTTGAAAGTGCCAGGACCCCAAGCGCCGTCTGCGGTGACACCAATTTTCTTCTGT